TTGTTTATTGTTTCTTTCTTTATCATATGTGTCCATCCTACCACAGATAAATAGTAAAGTCAAGCACTAATTTCACTTTTTTTCAAAAAAATGGCACAAAAAACCCTTATAAATCAACGCTTTTTAATTTTATTTGTTCTATCTTTGTTCTTTTTAGCGTCCGGATGCTCAAAAACTGTCGAAAATTGCAAAATTGCGCCGGATTTAGAGCGAATCGGCGAATCAGCATCAAAAAATTTAGATAATTTAACGGAAACTGATTTACGAGCTATGAAAATGAGTTGTGGTTTCTAATATAAATAGTATTATAATGAAAAATTGTTCAAATTGCGGACATGAGTGTCATTGTGGCATAACTTGTTACCAGGATTACAAAGATGGCGACGGAAAAGATGTTGTTATCAACTGTTGTTCTAATTGCAGACATGATTCGTATATTGATGAAGAAAAATATAACATAGAAAGTTAAATATGAGCAAAATGAGAATGTTCAAGTTTTGGAACGCAGATGGTGTAGAAAAAGAAAAAGAAGAAATCAGTTTAAAGAAAGCAACAAGAGCTGTACAAGGTGATTTTAAAGATAAAGAGATTAGTGTTGAATATATCAGTAAAAAAGGTAAACAGATGTGTCATTCTATAATCATACCAATTGGTAGAAAATTAAGACAATCAATTTTACAAGAAAAACAAAGATTAGCCTTAAAAGCAAAATTGGCTAGATAGATGATTGGTAAGTTTACTATTCTTAAAGATAAAAGAGTATTAAAGTTTACAAACTTTGATGACATACCAATGTCATTTAATCATGTAGTATCTTTTGAACCTGATTATCCGGAACCACCTCATACAGATGAACAACATGAAGAAATGTCAACATATCAATCTAAATTAGAGGAGTTATTAAATCGTGCCAGCGGTAACTAGAATAGGTGACGCAGATGTGGCTCATTGTTCAGGAATGACAAGAGCGGCTGGGTCAAGTAATGTATTTGTAAACGGTATTGGTGTATCACGCCAAGGAGATAATAATACAGGTCATTTATTGCCTGCTCCGATATGTCCATCTCATTCAGCCCCGATAGCTACAGGTTCATCCACAGTATTTGTAAACGGCAAAGGTTGTGGTAGAGTTGGTGACGGAATATCTGGTTGCACAAGCGTAGCGGCAGGTTCTCCTAATGTTTTTGCTGGTTAATTTAAAAAACTGTTATAAATATTAGCGATATGGCAAACTATGACGCTTCAAGCACAAACAAAAGTAAAAAGGCAGTAAGGACTTATAAAGACCTTGACCTTGATTTTACACGACATCCTGTAACAAATGATGTTGTAAAAATCGAAGATGTAAATGCTGTTAAAAGAAGTGTTAGAAATTTAGTTAACACACAATTTTATGAAAGGCCTTTTCATCCTGAATTAGGTTGTGGTGTAAGAGATTTACTATTTGAAAACTTTACACCTATGACAGGCATATTCATAAGAAGAAAGATTGAGGAGGTTTTGGTGAATTATGAACCAAGAGCAAATATATCCTCAATTGCAGTAAATGAACAACAAGACAGAAACGGAATAAATGTAGAAGTAAACTTTTATGTTTTAAACTTGCCAAATCCAGTTTCAGTTACAACAACACTACAAAGAATTAGGTAAATAAATGGCTTCAAATAAATTAACAGTATCAGAATTAGATTTTGATAATATAAAAACTAATTTAAAATCTTTCATGCAAGGCCAATCCGAATTTCAGGATTATGATTTTGAAGGTTCTGGTTTTGCCGTTCTTTTAGATGTTCTAGCTTACAATACACACTATCTAGGTTTCAATGCTAACATGTTAGCAAATGAGATGTACCTAGACTCAGCAGACATAAGAAAAAATATTGTATCATTAGCAAAGATGATTGGTTATACACCAACATCATGTAGAGCTTCAAACGCAGAGTTAACTGTAAAAGTTAATAATGTTCCAAACACTACAACATCACTTACAATGGATAAAGGAACAGTTTTCACAACTTCGGTTGATGGACAATCTTATCAATTTGTAACAAATCAATCTTATACAGTTCAACCTAATTCTGGTGTTTATCAGTTTGCAGGCGTAAAAATTTATGAAGGCACATTAGTAACTTTTAAATATACAAAAGACAGTTCGGATCCTGACCAAAAATTTATTATTCCAAGTCCTAATGCTGACACGATTACATTAAAAGTAACAATACAAAATTCTTCAAGTGATAGTACACAAAATGTCTATACACTTGCAACAGGTTTTACAAATTTAACAGACGCTTCAAAAGTTTATTTCTTACAAGAAAATGAAGAAGGTAAATTCGAAGTTTATTTTGGTGACGGTATTTTAGGAAAATCATTATCAGACGGCAACATTGTTATATTAGAATATATTGTAACAAATAAAACTGAAGCTAACGGCGCAAGTTCATTTGCTTTGTCTGGCGACATAGATGGTTTTTCAAATGTTACAATTGCAACCACATCAAATGCAGCTAATGGTTCAGAGGCACAAACAAAAGAATCAATTAGATATAATGCACCTTTACAATACACAGCACAAGACAGAGCTGTAACTTCTAAAGATTATGAAACAATTGTTAAATCGGTTTATCCAAATGCACAATCAGTAAGTGCTTGGGGTGGTGAAGATGATGAAACACCACAATATGGTGTGGTTAAAATTGCAATCAAACCTATTTCAGGTTCGGTACTAACTACATCTACAAAAGAAACAATTAAATTGCAATTAAGAAAATACAATGTGGTATCAGTAAGACCAGAAATTGTGGATCCAGAAACTACATCTATTTTATTAACTTCAAATGTTAAGTATAATGAACAAACAACAGCTAAAACATCTGATACTTTAAAAGCAAATATAATTTCTACACTATCTAATTATAATACAAATACATTAAATCAATTTGATGGTGTATTCAGATATTCAAAAATTATTGGTTTAATTGATAATACAGATACAAGTATTGTTTCAAATATTACAACATTAAAAATTAGAAAAGAATTTACTCCTACAATTGGCGTTTCAACAAGATATGATGTTTACTATAGAAACTCATTATATAATCCTCATTCAGGCCATAACGCAAACGCTGGTGGTATTTTAACATCAACAGGTTTTAAAATTGATGGCGATACATCTACTATTTTCTTTTTAGATGATGATGGTCAAGGAAATGTTAGACGATATAGTTTATCAGGTTCAACAAGAGTTTATGCTAATAGTACACAAGGTACGATTAACTATGCAACCGGTCAAGTTACAATTAACTCATTAAATGTATCAGTTGTAGAAAATATTAGAGGCGCAGCTTCTAGTGTAATTGAATTAACAGTAACACCTAGTTCGAATGATGTTGTTCCTGTTAGAGACCAAATTTTAAACATAGATACGGCTAACTCAACAATAGCAGTTGAAGCAGACACATTTGTTGGTGGTTCTGCTGACGCAGGTGTAGGTTATACGACAACAAGTAGTTATTAAGGATTAGTAAATGGCAAAATTTACTGACAAAATATCCAATCTAATAAACAGTCAGGTACCAGAATTTGTATTATCTGACCACCCTAAATTTGTTGAATTTTTAAAAGCATATTATACATTTTTAGAATCAGCAGAAATTTCAGTTACAAGTGTACAATCAACAGATGGTTTACAATTAGAATCAGAAATCAATACTGATACAAGTACACTTCTTTTAGACGCTTCTCGTTTAGACTCTGATAGAACACAGCTTGATAGTGGTGACAAAGTTATATTAGAAAGTTCTACTTACGGTAAGTTTACTAGAGGAGAAACTATAACAGGTCAAACCTCAAAAGCAACATCCGTTATTCTAAAGGAAGATTTAGTAAATGGCAAGCTTTATATTTCAGCACAAAATAAATTTATTGAAGGTGAATTATTAGTAGGTGCTAATTCAAATGCACAAGCCGTTTTAGGTGATTACAAATCAAATCCTGTTAATACAATACAAGAGTTATTACAATTTAGGGATCCTGATAAAGTTGTTTCTAACTTTTTAACTAAATTTAGAAATGAATTTTTAAATACTATTCCAGAAAATTTAGACGCAGGCCTCGACAAAAGAAATTTAATTAAAAATATTAAATCTGTTTACAGAGCTAAAGGTACTAGTAGAGGGCATGAAATATTTTTTAGAATGTTATTTGGTCTTACTTCAGAAACAATTTATCCTAGGGAAAACATGTTGCGTGTATCTGATGGTAAATGGACAACAAATAAAGTATTAAGAACAATACAAAGTATTAATCTAACTGGTGATACTTCTTTATTAATTGGTCGTTCAATAACAGGTCAAACTTCAGGTGCAACAGCACTTGTTGAAGCAGTATCTAAATTTCAAATTGGTGCAAATGAAGTAACAGAGTTTACTTTAAATGAAGATACTATTGTAGGTACTTTTGTAACAGGTGAAGAAATAAGAGGAACAGAATCAGACA